GTATTGGAGCAGAGGTATGGCAAGTGAAACAATCGCCTATAACAAAAAAGACCTACGCGACATTTACAAGGCTTTCAAACTTATGGATGACCAAGCAACAGAGGAAGCACGCCGTCAATCTGCTGCTCTGGCGTATTTTGCATCTGAGGAAATTAAAGCGTCAGCTAGAACTAGAACAAAGGCTGGCAAAGTTGCGCAAAGAGTCGCGGATGGCGTTAGCATCTCTAAATCAAGCAAGATCGGTGAATTCAGTTATGGATTCGCACGCCAAAAATTTTCAGGTGGTGCTACTACGCAAACCCTATGGGGCGGTATTGAGTTTGGTTCAAATAAATTCAAACAGTTCCCTGCATATTCTGGAAGGCAAGGTCGTGGATCTCGCGGATGGTTCATTTATCCAACCCTTCGCAGAATTCAGCCTGAATTGATTAACAAGTGGGAACAAAGTTTTGATCGAATTATTAAGGAATGGGTCTAATGGCTACTGGTAATCGCACATTAAAATTATCAATTCTTGCTGATGTTGATGATCTAAAAAAGAAATTAGGCGATGCTGATAAAGCTGTTGAAACTAACTCCAGCAAGATTTCAGAGTTTGGAAAGAAGGCTGCTGCTGCTTTTGCGGTAGCTGCTGCTGCTGCCGTTGCTTATGGCACTAAATTAGCCATTGATGGGGTCAAGGCTGCAATAGAGGATGAGCAAGCACAGTTAAGGTTAGCCGCTGCATTAAGAACCGCCACAGGGGCCACAGAAGGCCAAATAAAGGCAACTGAGGACTTTATCCTTCAGACATCTTTGGCAACAGGTGTAGCCGATGATCAATTGCGTCCAGCCATGCAAAGATTGGCAGTATCTACAAAAGATACAGGCGAGGCTCAAAGATTATTAGCACTTGCTTTAGATATCTCAAAAGGTCGTGGACTAGATCTTGAACAAGTAGCAAATGCTTTAGGTCGTGCTCAAGATGGTAATACTGCATCACTTGGCAGATTAGGACTTGGCTTATCAAAGACAGAGTTAGCCACATTAAGTTTTACAGAAATTCAGCAAAAACTATCTGATCTATATGGTGGCGCAGCAGCTACAAATGCTGAAACATTTCAAGGCAAAATTGATCGCTTAAAAGTAGGCTTTGATGAAGCAAAGGAAAGTTTAGGCCTAGCCTTATTGCCAGCAGTTGAGCAATTTATTACATTCTTAAACGATACAGGTATTCCAACATTAAACGCATTTATTGCAGGACTAACTGGAGATAAAGGATTAAGCGCAGGACTTGCTGAAACTCAACGAGGTGCTGAAGGATTTGGAAAAGCAATTGGATCAGTTGTTGGCATAATTCAAGGATTTATTACATTTTTAAGAGAAGCAATTGGCTTAGTCGTATCTTTGGCAAATGAACTCATTAGAGTTGTTAATATAATTCCAGGAGTTAATATCGGATCAATCCCAAATCCTGCTCCATCAGCTAGCAGATCATCATTACCATCAGTTCCAAAAGGTGGATCAAACTTTACTTATGGCGCAGGTAATCCAGCAGTAACTAACATTTATGTAAGTGCTATCGATGGCGAAGGTGCAGCAAGAGCTGTTGGAAAAGTAGTTAATCAAAGCGCAGCTAGAAGCGTGCCGGTATTTAGTGGAAATGGAATTAGACTAAATTGACAGCATGGACTCCAGATTGGAAATTAACTGTCGGTGGGGTCGATTATACTGACATAGCAATTAGCGATATTCAGCATCAAGCTGGTCGCGATGATATTTATACTCAGCCAAGCCCATCTTATATTCAAATTAGCCTAGTTGCATTAAATGGTCAAACATTACCTTTTGACATAAATGACAGTTTAGATTTACAAGTCAAAGATAGTTCAGCTGCTTATGTAACAATCTTTGGTGGAGATATTACTGATGTAACTGTTGCGGTCGGTGCAACTGGTTCAATTGGAACAGTTATTGAATACACATTGATTGCTATGGGATCACTTGCAAAAATAGCCAAAGAAATTTGGAATGACAACATTTCTCAAGATGAGGATGGCGACCAGATCTATGGCATTTTATCAACTGTTTTATTAGGAACTTGGAATGATGTGCCATCAGCTTCAACATGGGCTACTTATGATGCAACTGAAACTTGGGCTAATGCAGTTAATTTAGGATTAGGCGAAATAGATCAACCCGGCCTTTATACAATGACTGCTCAATCAAATACAACTGACACGATTTACAATGTTGTTTCAGATATTGCCAATTCTGCATTTGGTTACATTTATGAGGATAATGCTGGCAACATAGGTTATGCCGATGCTGACCACAGGCAAAACTATCTATTAACTAATGGTTATGTTGAATTAGATGCAGGTCATGCTTTAGGTGCTGGCTTATCAACTGTTATGCGTTCATCAGATGTTAGAAATGACATATACATAAATTATGGCAATAACTACAATTCACAGGTTACAGCTAGTGATGCAACATCAATTACTCTTTATGGCTATAAAGCCGAAACCATAAATTCTAGGGTTCAGGGTGCAGTAGATGCTCAAGCTATTGCTGATCGCTATATTGATCAAAGAGCCTACCCACAGCCAGCATTCCAATCAATAACATTTCCAATTACTAACTCAGAAATTGATGACTCTGATCGTGATGATTTATTGGGCGTATTTATGGGAATGCCTGTTGATATTAGAAATTTGCCTAGCCAAATATCAGGTGGCACATTTCAGGGATATGTTGAAGGCTGGTCATGGAGCACACGATTCAATGAGCTATTTTTAACAATCAATGTTTCACCGACCGCATTTAGCCAAGTGGCGATGCGTTGGAACACCACACCAATAACTGAGGCTTGGAACACAATAGACCCAACATTGACTTGGGAGTACGCTACAATAGTAGCCTGATAGGAAAAGGATAAAATGCCAACTACCACCAATTATGGCTGGACAACACCAGCAGACACCGATCTTGTTAAAGATGGTGCAAGTGCGATCCGCACACTTGGAACTTCAATTGACACTACAACCAAAAATCTTAATCCATCAACAACTCTTGGTGATATTGAATATCGTTCATCAACAGCAAATACAAACACTAGATTAGGAATTGGATCATCAGGTCAAGTTTTAACTGTTAGTGGTGGAGTTCCTGCATGGACAACTATTTCATCAGGTGGAATGACTTTAATTTCCGAACAAGTTGCAAGCGCTAATACTGCAATTGATTTTACCTCTATTTCACAAGATTACAAACAATTATTATTGGTTTGGTCTGGAATTAAACATTCTGGTACTAGTGGGGGTTTTGGTTTAAGATTTAATAGCAGTTCTAGTTCTGTATATAATGAACAAGGATTATATGTTGATGGCAGTAGCGCAGGAAATGATTTTGCACAAAGAACAAATGCTGGTGATGATGCTTTTGGATTTAGGGCAAATTCAACCGATCTAGGTGCTCAAGCAAATGGTTGGTTATATATAGATAATTATGCTTCTACAACAAAATTCAAAGCGTACAATTTGCGATTTTCATATAGAGATGGTGGTTCATCCACTAATAGGTCTTATACTTATGTAGGAACTTTTGCTGATACTACAGCAATCACCTCAGTTAATATATTTAGGCGAAGCGGAACAGATACTATTACAAATACTACTAACACATCTATTAGATTGTATGGGTTATCATAATGACTAAACTAATTGTTGATTGTGAAACAGGCGAAACTGTTGAGCGTGAATTGAATAAGGTTGAAAAAGATCAACAAAAAATTGATGAAGCCGAATTTTTGGCAATTCAAGCAGAAAAGGCAGAAAAGGAAGCGGAACGCTTGGCATTGGCAGAGCGTCTTGGTTTAACTGCTGATGAATTAAAATTGTTACTTGGCTAATGAAGCCTTGGTTATCTAAAGCTGCTGATACTTTACGCGACCAAATAAATGGAGCGTTTGTGGGTAGGAGCAGGAAAGCTGATGGATGGATCGGCGATAATAAGCACGCATCTAGAAAATCCGATCACAACCCAAGATCTAACGGAGAAGTTTGCGCGATCGA